AATGTTATTCTCTCCGTGTAACAAATGTTTAGTTAGACCGGTATGCAATAAGGAATACTACAATTGTAAAATGCTTCAAAGATATAAAGAGATATTGGAAATTGTTAGCTTTTTATCTCTTCTTATAACTATAGTGCTTCCATTAATATTAGCAATTATAGAATTTGTTTGGTCAGGTACAATTACAGATACGCAATTTTATACAGCATCAATTATTAATTTTATCATTGCAGTTAGTATATTTTTCTATTGCTCAAATGATGTAACAGAGCGGAGATGATGATGTTATTCAATCCATGTAAAAAATGTTTAGTCCAACCAGTATGCAAAGACGCAAGATATTGTGCATATATCACTAGAGCATTGAGATATATAAATTATTTATTCTCTATGACTATAGGTTTATTGATTTTAGCATTTTCATTCTTTGCAACATTAGCTATAACAAATATAGAAGTCGCAAGAAATCCCTTTATACTTTGGGGAACTATCTTATGTATAATTTGTAGTCTTATTGCTATATGTTATGCAATTTTTAAAAGAGAAGATCTAGAAGAAAAAAGATATGCGAACTGGAGGTAGTCAATGGGTTATCGAAAAAAAGCATTAACTATGGATTGTCCTGCATGTGATTTGATGGAAAAGAATTTGACCAATCAAATGATATGCAAATGGGGAACATCGAAAAAAGGTAAAATCATGTTTCCTCAAAAGGGTAAAAAACCCTTAGAATGCAAGTTGAGAAAGGGTTGATAACATGCCTTACATAAAACAAAAAGATAGAAATCATATCGATGTAGAAATTGAAAGATTGCTAAGTTTTATAACATCAAAAGGCGATCTAAACTATACAATATGCGAACTCGTTGGAAGATTAATACTCAATTCAGAAAAGATTTCATACACCACAATGTCAGAATGGATTGATGGCGTTCATGATGCAGAAACTGAATTGAGAAGAAGAATCCTTGAACCCTATGAAGACCTTAAAATCGAACAGAATGGCGATGTCGCCAGCTTTATTGAGATCCTTGCACGAATGGAGTAATTGATGGGCACACGTGGTGATTTTTACATTGTAAAATATGGAGTAATGGAATGGATTGGAAGTACATATCATGATTCATCGCCAATTCGAATTCCACTTGAAATTTTGATTCAAGTTAATCCAATGATGTATGAAGAATTGGTTGTTGAATTTCTTGAATCAAGAAAGCCTTATTCGGTGATTGCATCTGAAAGAGAAAAATGGCCATGGCCTTGGGCAGATAGTCGAATGACAGATTATTCATATGTCTTCGGTCTATATCCACAAGCTGTTGCATACATGCCGAGTCTAAAAGCATATTTCGACCCAATCAAAGTGATACAGGGAGAAGATTTAGAATCAGCAAAATTGCCATTACCAGTGCAATTTCCGACGATGTTGAAAGCTGCAAAAGAAACAACAAAGGAGCTTCTATTCAAATATGGATCAAAACCTACCGCGCTTGTATGAAGACTATGGAAAATATTCAAATTACCGAAATTTTCCATTGGACATTGATGGTTTAAAACCAGTAGAGCGTAGGGTGTTATTATCAGCTTATAAAATTGCCAGAAGTAAATTTGTAAAATCACGACAAGTTGATGCATATACAATTGGTCATTATCATCCACATGGTGAATGTTATGGAACAATTGTTCAATTAGTTCGTCAAGGGTTTTTATTTGGGCAGGGCAATTTTGGCACAAACGTTGGAGTCGAACCTGTTGGAGCAGCCGCTCCTCGTTACACAGAGTGCAAACTTCACGAAAGAACTCTTGATATGGCATTTAAATATATCAATTACTCAGAATGGATCGATAGTGAATTAGCTGATAAGGAAGTATTATTTCTTCCTACAATGTATCCTCTATGTTTATTGGGCAATGAATATACACAGGGCATCGGTTTCGGTTTTAAAACATTTATTCCCTGTTATGATCTCAGAGATTTACAACAAAGATTGTTGTGGTTATTAGGGATCAGAAAAAGAAAACCGATTATTGCACCAAAGACAGATTGTATCATAACATCACCGCCTGAAGATCTTGAACAATTATTGACAGAAGGAAAAGCAAAGATTAAAGTATCGGGCGTAATAATTGAAGATCCAAAATCAAATACAGTCATATTAAAATCATGGCCACCCGGAAAGAAGTTTGAATCTCTTTTGAAAAAATTCTCGAAAGAATTGGGCGATGGCATGATTGGTTTCACAGATGTATCTGTTTCAGAAACAGAGATTAAATTTCAAGTTATCAGAGAAAGAAATAGAGATAAGATTTATCAAGAGTTTGTTGAAAATTTAAAAGAAGTTATTCAAGGGCAAATTTCATTTGAAATCATTTTATCAGATTTAAATCAACAAGTTGTTACAAAATCAGTCGATAACATGTTACTTGATACGTTCAATATGTTTTCACAAATGAATCAAACAATGCTTGAGCATGAAATCAACAAAGAAAAAGAATTGATTGATGAATATCTGGCATTGAATGCAATCAGAAAACCGTTGAGTGCATTAATCGGAAAAAACATACCAATTGATGAAGCCCTTGCTGAAATCGAGAAAACAACAGTTGTCTCTGCTGAATTTGCAAAATATTTGATTAACAAATATAGAATTAATAAGATGTTTACTTTAAATACAGACACAACTGAATTAAATAAGAAAATAGAAGTACTTTCTCACAATCTAGAAAATTTAAAAGAATTTGTATTGCAGCAATATAGTGAATTCACATGGTAGGAGATAATATATATGTATAGATTAGAAAAACGTTTCACATTTCCAATGGGACATAGGTTGTGTAAACACGATGGAGCATGCTTCAATTTTCATGGGCACAATTATGTCGTCTTAGTTGGATTGAAAGCAACATCTTTAAATGAGAATGGTATGATTATTGACTTTTCTCATTTAAAAGCAGAATTGGGATTGATATTCGATGTTTTGGATCATGCATTTATGATCAACGATATTGATGAAAAAACAATCGAATACATGAATAAATTGAAGTTAAAAGTAATCCCAGTTCCATATGAGCCAACAGCAGAAAAAATGTCTGAAGAAATATTTCGCAGAATCGAAAACAGAATCACTGATCTAAGGTTAAGATCCAAAAACGAATCTCTCACTCTTGATTATGTAACAGTTTTTGAAAATGAAAACTCCAAGGCGACATTCAGTATAGCCTAATGGAAATCGTCAGAAGATCTGGGTTGTTAATCTCAAAGGAACATCAATACGAAGATTTTTATATTAAAATCAAAGAGTTCCTTCAAAGACGTACAAAGGCGTACAATTCATCAAATTACATTGTAAATACATTTTACATTGAGTCGGAAAAGTTCCTTTTAATCCCAAGGAACTTTCCGATTCAACAATATACATTTGATTATCATATTCGTGATGTTCGTCATGAAGGCCAAGAGATTGACATTACACATAATATAACACCCAGAAGTGAAGCACAAGAAAAAGCAATAAACTATATAATGTCGAATGAAGCAGCGACATTACAATTAGCACCTGGAGTTGGAAAAACTGTTATTTCAATCTATATGATTGCTGAGAGAAAAAGAAAAGCGTTGATTTTAGTCCATCGTGACGATCTTTCGAAACAATGGAGAAATAGATTAAAGCAATTTACAAACCTGCAAGATGATGATATTGCTAGGTTGACTTCTTCGACATTTATGGATGATTTGGACAAACCGGTTATCATTGCAACAGTCCAAACATATATATCATTATTGAAAAGAAATCGTAAAGATTTCTTAGTTAAATTAAATGAAGCAAACATCGGAGTGTTTGTTGCAGATGAAGTTCATACATCGGTCGGAGCACCAACATTTTCAGAATGTTCAATTCATATGCCAAGCAAATACACATATGGGTTAAGTGCAACTCCATATAGATTTGATGGTAATGGAGATATTATTGAATTTCACCTCGGAGATATATTTTCAGATAGTGACATCGAAGGAACAATGAATGCAAGGGTTACAGTTATCCTTGTTGATTATCAGATTGATACACCACGCAGATCTAAGTATATTCGATGGGCTGGTGAGTTCCAGAGGGCAAGGTATCTTAATCTAATAAAAAAATCAAAACCGTTTCAAGAAGTAATGAGAGCGTTATTAGCAAAATTAAAGAGTCGGGATTTGATTTGTATATCTGAAAGAATAAAATTAATTGACGAATTATACAATTGGGCACCATCAAAAAGTAAAGCAAAATTTTGTGGGGCGGGCGGCCTTGAAACATTGAATTCAAAATTGACATTTGCGACACCAGGTAAATGTCGAGACGGTATTGATGCGCCTTGGAAAGATTCGTTGATTATGACATCTCCAATTTCAAACATTGAGCAATTAACTGGAAGAATAACTAGAACAGCTCCGAATAAACAAACTCCCATAATTATAGATCTGGTTGATTATGGATGTGAAGATATGGCCAAAACATATTATCGTAGAGAGTATTATTATGATCAAAAGAAATGGCCAGTTCAATATTTCATGTATGGAAAAGGAAAGCTAAACAAAATAGACAGAGAAGTGGCATATCAAATTTTGCGAGGTGAATAGAATGAAAATAAAATGTGATTTTGTAACCAACTCAAGCTCATCATCATTTGTAGTGATGGGATCATATATTGAAATCGAAGACATTCCAGAAGATATTTTAAACACTGTAGCTGCAAAATTGGAATGTGATCTTGAAGAATTAAAAAGAGATCGGTATGAATTATTTGAAGGATTATTAGAAACAAGTGATCTTCAATTCTCATTCGGCCCAAGTGATTATTATGACGACGAACCACCAGCAGTTGGTATGTGTTACACGAAAATGAAAGATGATGAAACACTAGGAGATTTCAAATTCAAAATCAAAACTCAAATCCTAAAACATTTGGGTATTGAAATTGATAATCCAGGGCACATTGAAATGTGTTGGGAGGACCGTTGATGCGAATCAAGTCTGATTTTGTTACGAACAGTTCATCAACAGCATTTCTGATTACTAATACAAGCGATATTGTTAGATCATTGGTTGAATTTGTTGATGAAAACCCTCATTTAATTGACCAGTATGTTCAAGAATATGAGCCAATTACAGCCAGTAAATACACACAAGAAAATCTCTTGGAATCAGCAGAAAAATGTAATGTTGTTTTTCAACCAGGCGAACAAAAATATTGTTCGTTTGGGGATGAAGATGGAACATTAATTGGACAAGTGTTCGATTACATTCTAAGAGATGGTGGTGAATCAGAAAACTTCGAATGGAGATTTTTCGAATACCTGAGGTAATTATGAAAATAAAAACAGACCATGTAACAAATAGCTCATGTGCGAGTTTTGTTATTCAGAAAAAGAATCTTACGAATATTCAAATATTTCTTATCAATAACCATTTAGATTTCATCAAACAATATCATCCAAGCGCATTAAGTTACAATTCATATTTGGGAAAAGATGATATGGATGATATTACATCAACCGGATGGAATATAACAGAAAAAGAAGATACAATCGAAGGAGAAACCATGATGGATAATTTTGATATGCTGGGCCTTCTCGCTGAGATTGGTGTCGATGAAGATCATATTGAATATCACGGATGTTACTAATGAAAATAAAAAGTGATTTTGTTACAAATAGCTCTTCTACAGCCTTCGTTGTTTTAATACCTCCTAATTGTGTATTTTCTGAAGAAGAGATATTAAGAGAAATTGATCAACATTCGATGGAATATATAGAGCAAGATATACATGATGACCACAGAAAAGAAATTTTAGAATTAGTTAACGACAATGTAGTCAGTTTACAAAATGGTTATGATATATGGAAGGGAGATACTGACAACGAATATGTTGCATTTGATACAATTTTAGAGTTGTGTTCTGATAGAGGATACGTCATTACGTCTACAGATATGCCAAGTAGTGGTTATGAAACTCTAATTGGTTTGGATGTAAATAAAATTGAAAAACTGATGATAGAAAATATCGATTTATTTTCAATCTTAAATACAATCAAAAGGGAAGAAAATAATGAAAAAGAATAATGGTTTTACACTGATCGAATTAATTATTGTTATCTTCATTCTTCTTATCATTGGAGCAATTTTGATTCCGACAATGGTTGGAATCATACATGGAAGTGGTTCATCAGATACGCAACAAGTTGAAGTTATCACTCAAGATGAAGAGTTGAAATTGAAACAAGATCAAGCTCCTGCTTATAAGGAAGCTGAAAGCATTTCAGAAAAAGGAGATTCAAATAAATTATGAAATTTGCATTCATCGCAGACATTCATCTCTCAAGATATAGCCAGGATAAAATTGAGGATGATACAAATCTCCCTGAGCGATTGCATAGCATAAAAACAGCATTAGTAGAAGTAGCAGAATATTGTATTGCAAATGATATTAAGATAATCATTGTCGGCGGTGATTTGCTTCACGGTAAATCAATAATTTATGCAATCGCTCAGGAAATTATGGTTGAATTCTTTACCGAATATGGTGACAGATTGAATTTTTATGTTATCGATGGCAATCATGATTTATCAGGTAAAGGTAAAGATGTTGTTTCGGCCTTAAGATCAATTCAACATATTCCTGGCGTTTATTGGATTCCATTCAATCAAACATATAGAATTGACGAGGGAGATATTCTTTTAGCTCCCTATTCATATGAAGTTCCAAAAATTGTCAAAGAAAATAAAGCAAGAATATTAGTTTCACATTTCGGTCTTAGTGAAGGTATTTTAAATTCAGGTATGAGTATTGTATCTGATGTCAAAGTTGCAGATTTAGTTGGAAAGTATGAACTTGTATTGTTAGGTCATTATCACAAACCACAAGAAATTATAAAAGATGGATTTGCTCTATATTATGTTGGATCATTGATTCAATTAGATTGGGGTGAAAAAGGGGAAGAGAAAAGATTTTTGGTTGTTGATACTGATACATTACAAGTAGACTCAGTTCCAATTTCCAGATATAAAAAACATATTGAAGTCTTTGTAACAGAAGACACAAAAGATGAAGCATTCAAACAAGCCCAAGAAGCAAAAGAAGCCGGACATCATGTAAAAGTTATTATGAAAGAGCGAGTTGATGTTTCATCAATATCCGAAGATTTCAATATTGTTGATAAAACAGAAGTAGATATTACCGATAGAGGCATAACAAGTTCAATGTCTCAGGATGATAGACTTCGTCGCTATGTTGAAATAAAAGAAATCCCTGAAGATTACAGAGAAGAATATGAAAAAGAGGGATTCGATATAATTCAAAATTGTGAGGTATAATATGAGACATGTGAACATTCAAGAAGTAGGAATGAAAAATTATGGTCCTTATCTTGACCCAATGGTTTTAGAATTCAAAGATGACAGTCTTATATTGATAACAGGACCGAACGGTATTGGTAAAACAATGGCATTGGATGCAATTCCTTTTACGTTGTTTGGTATTACAAGTAAAGGAATGAAAGGTGATGATGTCGTCAACAATGTCGTTGGTAAGAATTGTAAAACGTGGGTCAAATTTTCAGTAAACGATGAACAATATCTTGTAACAAGATATCAGAAATATAGCAAATTGGGCAATACCGTCGTTTTAAATAAAGGCGGAGTTGATATAAAAAAGGGTCAAAAAGAAGTTTTACCCGAAATTGAAAAATTAATATGTTCAAAAAGATCATTTATGAACACATTGATGTTTGGTCAGAAGGTAAAAGACTTTTTTACAGACCTTGTTGATTCAGATAAGAAACAAATATTTCGTGAGCTTCTAGCTTTAGAACAATATCAAATATATTATGAAGAAGCAAAGGCACGATTGAAGATTATAAAAGAAGAACTAGAAAAACTTCAAATGGAAAAAGGAATCAAAGAGGGATTGATTGAAGATGCGAAAGCACAAATTGAAATCCTGAAGGAAGCCGAAAAGAAATTTGAAGAAGAAAAACAGCGATATATTGATGAACTCAAAAAGAGCAATGATACAGATTCTAGATTGCTAAAAGAATGGCAAGTAAAACTGGGTGAATTGAATAAAAAAGATATTGATATTTCAACTACATCTACAGAACTTGCGACAGCAGAATCTCAATTTGCATCAGTTCAATCATCAATTGATCCGGAAGTACAATCAATCGAAAATAAAAAACAGACAAAACTCCTTGAAATAAAAGATAAGGCTAATGAAGCGAAGAATGAAATCAGAGAAAAATTCAAGGCGTCGATTGATTCAATAAAAGATCAAATCAATGAGATCAAAGATAAAGCAAATGACTTTGTTAATGAATGTCAAAATGAACGACATGAAGTTGAATCAAAAGTTGACAAATTAAGTTATATGATTTCATCTCTTCACACTCAAATACATGATATTGAAACAAGTGTCATTGATAGTGCAATCGCTGAATGTCCATTGTGTCAACAGGAAGTTTCAGAAGACACACTTGTTCATTTAAAGGAAAAAGTTGATGGATACAAAGAAGAAATAGAAAAATATACTAAAGAAATCGATCAGTTAAAAATTGAGATAAAAGCCATCAACCAAAAAATGTTTGCAGGTGCTGATAAAGCGAATCAATCAAAAGATAAGTTAAATAATGAATTACAGAAATTTCAGACAGAAGAAAAATCAGAATTGTTGAATGTAGAATCTCGTCTTCTTGCAGCAAATGAAAAAGTAGAAGAATTTGCAGAAGCAGAGATAAAAAAGAAGAAAGAAGAGATTCAAGAGTCAATTGAAGAGCTAAGAATTAAAATTCAGATATTGACTACAAAGAAAGCAGAACAGCAATCAACAATTACTGAAATTGATCAGATATCAAAAACAATAACCGATCTTGAAAATACAATAAGTGCCAGAGAAAACTCCATAAAAACACAAGAGCAAACTGAATATGACAAAACTCAGATGAATTCCTATATCAAGAAGATTGGTGATATAGATCTTGAACTTCGTCAAATTGAAGAACAAAGAATCAGAAAACATCGTCGTCAAGAAGTATTGGAGTTTTGGAAAACAGCATTTTCATCTTCAGGCATTCCATCAATGTTGATCGATGAAGCAATTCCATTTATGAATGAGAAAGTTGGTTATTATCTTGAGAAATTCACAAACGGAAGGTACATTGTTTCATTTGATACATTAGCTGCAACAAAAGCAGGGGAATTTAGAGACAAGATTTCTGTTAATGTGATTGATACATACACAAGAGCAAATTCAAGAGTTCAATTGTCAGGAGGTCAGACACGAATTGTTGATATTGCTACAATTTTAACCCTTGCTGATTTACAAGAAAATATTCAAGATTTATCAATCAACATTCTATTGTTCGATGAAATCTTTGATAGTTTGGATGAAGAAAACATTGGTTATGTATCAAAAGTTTTGTCGAAATTGAAAATAGGAAAATCAATCTATTTGATCTCACATCGCCATGAAGATCAATTAGAGGCAGACGAAGTATTATCATTTCATTGAGGTGTATATGAAAGTAAAAACTGATTTTGTAACAAACAGTTCATCTTCATCTTTCGTATTAGCAATTGATGCAGATGAAATAGAAGCTCTGAGTGAATTTTCTGATTTTCTTGAAGGTCATGAAAAAAATTACGGAAATGGAACTGGAGTAAGATTGATAGCATCTTCTATTCGTGAACTACAAGATTATACAAACGGAAGACCTTTTGATTGGGCAGCAAAACCAAGCGGTATGAGATTTTATAATCTCGATGAAGATAAATATGAATCAGCATTTGAAGTTATAGACAAACAGAAAAAAGTTGCTGCTTACTTGAGGGTTGACTATCAACTATCAGAAGAATTCAGAAATAGTAAATGGCATGAAAAAATTCATGGTCGCTTTGATTAGGAGAATATATGAGTAAAGTCCAAATAGTAAATTGGCTTCTCACAAGAAAATGTAATTTGACTTGTGATTATTGCGCAATCGTTCGTGATTATGAAGACAAACCAAGAGAGTATCCTGATATGAAACATTATATTAGAAATGAAATGCCAACAGAAGTTGTCATTGATACTCTCAGAAGAATGAAGATTCATAATCCGAATATGTTTCATATATTTTATGGAGGTGAGCCGCTTCTAAGACCAGATCTACCTGATATTGTTAATTATTGTAATGAGAATCAAATTTTCTATACAATCATTAGCAACAACACACCGGAGATCCAACCTCTCATAAAAAAGCTATTTGAAAAAACAGATTATGTCGATGGATTTACAAGTTCAGTCGATCCAATATTCAATGAGTATGGAGTGACAGAAGACCGTATCACAAAAAGTATTGAAGGGTTGAAACGACTGAAAGAAATTCAAGCAAGCGGCAAAGTAAAAGATGTTGTAGCAGAGATCACAGTAATGGCTCACAATCAACATTTGTTGCATCAATTAATTTCCGAATTAAGCGATGAAGAAATATATAGCGACATAACATTTGTTGATCGTGGAAAAAGTCCATATTATGATTTTTCAAATATTAGAAACAATTGGTCGCTTGTATATCCAACATTCGATTTAGCTTTAACATTAAACAATATAATGCAGGACAAGGATTTATATGTTCATATGAAGGAAGTATTGATTCCTTGGATGTTCAATACTCTACCATCAAACTTTGATTGTGAATTGGATAAAGGAATTCACAATTTATCAATTGATGCAGATGGCACAATTAGATTATGTTTAAGAATAAGAGGGGTGTCAGCTCCAACATTCAACGTAACGGAGTTGTTTGACCCAGCACACCCAGAATTGTTATCAAAAAAGATATACTATGCCATCGGTTTTGATAAAGTCCATTATTGTAAACGATGCAATCACTCCTGTTTGATGATGAGTAAACATCTGAATGAAAAGAAAGATGCAGTCGGAGATTTAGTTCATTCCGACAAACGGGGGTAAATTATGGCAGAACCAATCGATAGTGATGTCATTGTTAGTGCATTACAATTCTGGAAAAAAGTATATGATGAAAAAGAAGTAATGATCAAGTTCAAAAAGAAAGATGGAACAGATCGTATTATGAGAGCAACTCTGGATTTTACAAAAATACCAGAACCTGACAAACCAAAATCGGTAAACATCCCACAAATCTTGAAACTAATTCAGAAAAACAAAATCATGCATGTTTATGATTTGGATAAAAAGGGATGGAGATCTGTTTCATTCGAACGCGTTGAATATATGGACACACCAACCAGAAGATTCTATACTAAAAAGTCCAAAAAGTAAGGAGAAACATCATTGACGATTCTAAGTGAAATCCTCAAGGAAATCAGATCAGATGATAACCTTGAGAAAATAAGAATCCTTTGCGATCAAATATTTGAGGAAGAAAAGGAGAACATTAAATATGAGATGATTCTCCCAAGAGGTCCGAATATATTCCTTTCTCTTGAAGTGCCAGGTCGAATCAAAGATGAAATTGCATTCTTATCTCTTGAAAGAGAAAGCGAAAACCTTTACCTTGCTGTCCTGTTCACAACCAATAAAAAAGAATTGAAAAAAGCAAGGGATGGAGAAGTATCTATCAAGAGACAAAGAGTTTGGCAAATCAATGATCATCGACCTGAGAAAATTTTAACTGAGTATGCAAAACGTTACAAATTTCTACGAGGTGAATAATGACGATAATGCAGGATGAAATTCGAATCAATGCAAGGTATGCTCACAGATATAGTTCAGATTATGATTATGACGAATCGGTGGAAGATGAATTACAGGCTGATTCAACACCAATAGTTAAAAAGCAAAGCATTCTAACAAGAGATTATCTACAGAAGATGATGCAAAAAACAGCAGGTATGACATCTCTTATTCTTCCTCCAAATTGCCGTTATCTCGAAAAAGTCAATGACGGAACTATTGTTGTTGTGGAGGAACCGCCTGCATTTCGAACAATCAGTCTTAGAAGAGATTTGAAGGACGAAGTAAAAAAGTTAGAAGAAAAAGGTCTTCTTGAAGAATATGGATATGATGAATATTTCAATGAAGACAATGTAGTTAAAAGATTTACTCTAGCTTTGCCTTATTGTGTATTCTTCCTTTATATAAATAATGACTTCAAATTAGGCGCAGGTCAAATATATTTCAGAGTTGCTAGAATTGCGGGTATGGCTGATTATCTTATGAAAGCTCCATTCCCCAATATATCTGATGCCCAGTATATCTGTTTTGGCGATCAAGCACACATGGGGTTTCCAAAAAGTTTGAATGCTGCGGTTGATCAAGCAATTACATCATTTTGGTCTGCCGAATTCAATTCAGATTACACATATAATATTAAAGCATACGAGAATATAGCTGGAGTTAATTCATTCATGGAATGGCATGCTTTATCTCAAAGAGACCCGATGTTTATTTACAATGTTGGTTGGGTCAAAATCCCAATGACAATTGGGGACGCTATAGACGAGATAAAAAGAAATTATAAGTTAACCGCACTCCATGACATAAGATATAAAACTCTTTCTGACATGTTTGTTATTCCAGGTGATACAGGAAGAGATGAACCATTATCAAAAAGATCAAGAAGAAAACATCGCCTCTATTATGATGTAGCTGAAGGGATGTTTATCGACTCACAATATTATGTTCACGTTGGAGATCCATTCTACATCAAGAATGGAAAAGAATTATGTTATATTAACTCATTGATTGGTTTTACAACCGATGGGTCTGGTGATATAAAATACATCCGAGTTGAAAGAGAAGATGGAAAGTTGATTCTATTCAAGAACACAAAGAAGTTTGAAAAGTTCTTGATGCAGAAAACAAAAGAGTTACGATTCGTTGAAAAAGCAACAATGAAAAATGGAATTGAAGTTAAGGAGAACGACATTGTTGTTGTCAAAACCAAACTCGGATCAAAATCATACAAGAAAGTTTCTTTTATAAGAAAGACACAAGAAGGGGTCCACGAAGGAAGATTCGGAGATTCTTTCTATATTGTTGAAAATCTAGATGGAGAAATATTTGATGTAGAAAAGCCAGTCTATGATGGAGTACAATTAAACAAGAATGAGGCATATTTGATTACTACTTCACCGAGGAATGAGTTACCATTGGTAGATGCTAGCGTTATGACTTACAAAGGAATTGACGTCTCAAGATTTGGAAGATTGGTATTTTCATTTGAACATACCGATGAACATGTTAGATCTGGAGATTTCACAATTCCTATTGATGGTCCATCGTCTGATCGTTATAAAATAATGAAGGTGGATAACTGCAAACCTCTTCCTGGTGTTTTTCGTATTGGAAGAAAGCTAATGGCTGTTCGTGAAAAACCAAGCGGACTTCAGTATGAAATCGCATACGGAACTCCTTACGGAGTTACTTATGATCCAAACTATAGAGGTATGAGACGACCGTCGCCAGGTCAAATACGAGACGATATTATGAAAGAAGATAGTATATTCATTCCTTCATTTGATTTAGACATCGAGTTCAAAATTGGCGACAAAGTTGTCGTGTCAGATTGGGTAAACCCCACAAATATGCTTTCTGTAAAAACTATTCAGGGATTTACAATCCATGAGTTGTCTGGCGATGTAGATATCATTATGCAAGATAAACAAGAAAATATTCATACAGTTAGATACATTGAATCCAGTGGTGTTGTTAATATTGGAAAAGTAAGAAAGATCACAAATGAATATGAAGGATTGAGAGCAGGAACGAAGATTAAGGCCCGTGAAACAGGTATTGCACACTTTCCAAAGAAAGATGTTAATATCATTGTTGGTTTCTTAACAGATACAGGCGGACCAGAACCATTGGTTCTTTGCTCCAATTGTTGTACATTATGGTATAGCGATGTCATGGAGAAATTCTCGAAGACAACAATGAAATCTAAAAAATGGGCATCGCTGAAACACGCACCAATCGATATTTCAAAAATCAAATACCAGCCCGGTGATATTATTCAGGGTACTGATGATCATGTTAATGATTATGGGTGGTTTGTATTCAAGGTTCATGGATTTAGAGGAAATAAAGCCATGCAACTTTCGAATTACACCCAACATGTAGATTATTTTACTCTCGACAAATATTTGGAAGTAAATACAAGATTGGATTATATTCCAACGCCAAGAGTAACAGGTAAAGCACAATCTGAATCCGAAACAATAAGCGCGTGGCCAAACTTCCACGGTTACTACTTTACCTGTGACACTTCACCTTACAGATTCATGCAAGATGAGAGGAGCATAATCAATGTTCAATGTAGTCCTGAATGATGGAAGTCCATTACCCGATGATGATATTTGTTACATCATTGCAAAAGAGGGTGTGTTTCTCAAAAAGAAACTCGGCATTATGGAGAGCATCGCGCCCGTCAAAAATATCTCAATATTAGATAGTATTGCAGCAACAGCTACCATGCATATTTCCAGAATTCCTGGAAAATGGCTTGCAAAAACCCACAGTTTCTTCAAAGAGGTCTATCGACAATACAGATCCGAAGCTATAGTTCTATTATTTTACAATGAAGAAACAAGACACCATAAAATAATTCCCCCGACACAAAAAGTAGCAGGGGCATCGTGTGATTATGATAAGGGAATTACTATTTCAGGTTATACCATGATCGGAACAATTCATAGTCATGGAAGCATGTCAGCATTTCACTCGGGTGTTGATGATTCAGATGAAGAACACTTTGATGGTCTTCATATTACATTGGGTCATTTAAACGATCCCTATCCAAGCATATCCGCATCAATCGTAGCAAATGGACATCGTATTGTAGTCCATCCGTCTGATTATATTGAAGATATTGTATTGATGCAGGAAACTAACCCAGTCGATAAAAACAAATCCATTACCACAACTTATAAGTGGGAAAATGGAGAACTGGTTATTGATAAAAAAGTAGAAGGTGCTGCATATTATTATACAAAGAAATATGATCGTCGTTATGATGTAATGGTATCAGACCGCGACCGAATTTTCAATAAAAAGTGGATGAATATGGTCGAGCGCGGGACATATACCTACAAGAGCTACCGTGGTGGATGGCAAAGCGGATTCTATGGACACGGTGGTTATTATGGAGGTTGGGGTAAACATTATGATAGCAGTTATTGGGCACAGACAGGAAAGAATCTTCCAGTTGCTACAGGTAAGACATCGCCCTACAATGTCGGTCCAGCTGCAAAAACAAATCCAGCTGCATTTCCTCCCCACAATGCAGATGGAGAAATGGTTCCTTGTGTGACATGCGTCCACAGACAATGTAAAATCATTGATGAAATCAATGATGAAGATTATGATGAATATTATCTATGTAAGAAATGTGGTCAAGTAGTTCAGGAGGAAGAAGGGACTATCCTGCAATGCCTTGGATGTTTGACTGATGAACATCTCGTCCAACTTGATCGGGATGAAGTTTTAGTTGAAAATTATATCAAAGGTGATGCATTTGAATATGCAGGATTCGATGATGTAGCAGTGATGGATGGCCAAGCAAGAAAATCCGGATTTGTTACATGTAAAGCATGTGGTAGTGGTTATCATCTTATTGATGGTGATGATTCCATTTGCCCTTTCTGCCAAACTCCAATCAGCAACGAATATTCAACCGAAGCAGACCTAGAGGCTCAAAGCGAAAGAGACTCAGGAGCATTGCTAGATGCAGAAGCAGAAGAAGCTAATCAAGCTGCTTTGGAGGCCGCAAGACAAGCAGATGAAACTATTGAGAGGATTCCAGAACCCGGGTCAAATTCTATTCCTATCCCCGAGAAGAAAGAAAGCAAACTGAGAGAAATGTTCAGAAGAGCATTCGGGGGAGGTAGCGATCATGACAACTGATGTAAAACAGCTCTATATCACGATTATTGGACTCGGTGGTGTTGGTTCTATTCTAGCAGAAAGACTATGTAGGTTCTTAAATTATGCAGATGATCTTACGGCAGAAATTCTTCTAGTTGATGGGGACGAATATGAACAGAAGAATTATGTAAGACAGGAGTTTGGTCGAATTGGTAACAAAGCTGACATTAAAGCAACTGAGCTATCGATGAAGTTCCCAACTCTGCCATTTGATGCTGCAGAATTCTATGTCAACGAAGCTAATATAAAAGACGTTGTTAAAGAGGAAGACATAGTATTCTTATGTGTAGACAATCACAAAACCAGAATGATAGTTTCAAATTACTGTAAACAATTAAAAGATGTTACCTTAATCTCTGGTGGGAATGAATTTACCGATGGTAATGTGCAACTATACATCCGGAAAGATGGGGAAGATTTAACTCCGGACTTGTGTGCGTATCACCCGGAAATTGCAAACCCTGACGATAAGTTACCGGAAGAAATGTCGTGTGAAGAACTTTCACAGTCAGACCCGCAATTATATTTTGCAAATTTGGGGGTTGCTACCCTCATGTGTTGGACCTTTTACAACGCGGTTGTGAGAGGTGAGTACGAACGCTCTGAGGTATATTTCGATATGTTGAATATGTCTTCAGACGCAAAAATTCGAATCGTGAAGTAAAAAGAAAAGGAGAAATTGTACCATGGGTAATTTCACACGCGAACAACTCGAGGCCAAAACCGACAAAGAGCTCAAAAGAATGTGCTCCCACGAGCTGGGTCTTCCGGGAATGTCCAAAAAGCTGAAGGCGGAAGTGGTCGACGCCATCCTGGCCAAATACGGTGCCGGATCCGAAGCCACCATCTCCAAGCCCGCAGCGACCGCAGCAGATAGCGGAAAGGTCACCGGAATCGAATTCAAGGCCCAAAGCGTCCTGACCAAACCGAGCGCCAAGTTCGGTGATCGGACCACCACGACCATTCATGTGTCGTGTGGTGCCTCTTCCGGTAACTTCCCAGTCGCCGGAAAGCAGGTCAAGGAAGTCGGTGAATTTCTACGTGAAGTTCTGAACGTGGATCGCCTCTCCACCGGCCTGGTCAACGGCAAGCAAGTAGGGGAAGATTACGTCCTTCAAGCGGGCGATAATCTGGAGTTCCTGAAGCCTGCCGGCAAAAAGGGATAAAAACCTGAGGGGGTCTGGGTCGCCAGGCCCCCTTCAGAAAGGCGGAAGTATGAACGAAAAAACAAATCGAATTCTGGAAGCAAATGGGGTTGATAAGATCGCCTTTTATGGTTCCAGAAGCCCAATTGTGGATAATGTATTCACAGCGTGTCTATTCATCAATACACGTTTGGGCAGAATTGAAGCACGTGGCGTTGCCATTTGTTCACTAAAAGATTCATTCTCAAAAAAGAAGGGTAAACAAAAAGCATTCGGTCGTGCATTGAAGGCTTTAATCCATAAGACGAATGATCTTAAAATCAGAGCAGCGGCACGGGATGATGAACTCGTCAGACGAAGATTGAAAATCAAAACTTTTGATGATGAACTCACATTCAGAGAGCTTGTAACTGAAGAGTTGAGACAAATCGACCCGACAACAAGAATCAGGACAGTTCAAAATCCGGGCGATAAATATAAGAAGTATTATTTCAATCTTCCGCTAAGCTATCCGATAAGATTGACGAATTCATTATTCAAATATAAATCACAATATCTACCGGAGGCAGTTGGCCCAGAAGAAATGAAAGCTCTTCGTGAGTGCAGTATCTTCACAGAACCAATCTGCCAACCAGAAGCACCACGTACCTGGGTTACACAACAGGAACCCGGATGCTAATATAGAAGTCATTGGGGGACTCCGGTCCCCCAACTATAAAATCAAAGGAGATTTTACAACGTGGCATTTGATACTGTAACTGTAATCGGAGTTGGAACACTCGGCGGATTCACAGCAGATGCAATTGCCAATCTAGACGACATAGAAAGATTAATTATCATTGATGATGATATAGTTGAGCAAAAAAATCTTAGAAATTCTATCTATCGTCAAATTGATTTAGGAAGTGCAAAAGTTGATGCATTAAAAGACATCATTCTTCAACAAAATTGTGATATTGAGGTGTGGGCATTTCAAGCAAGTTATGTTGAAGGAGTAACAAAACTTCCAGCGGAAGGGCTAGTAATCGATTGTCGTGATTATACATATGACCGAAAAAATGAAATTGATGTAAGATTTTATATATCGTCAAGATATTTAATGGGTGATTTCAGAAAAAATGTTAGTTATTCAACAAAACAACAAGGTAGATATATCACCGAATTAACGAAACAAGATCTTAGATATGCAGCATCAATAATCTCTATGATGATAGGAAATGGTGTAATCAATCGATTAATCGACAGTCAAACAGTCCAGAAATACGAACTAGATTGTGTAAAACATATTGACAACTATTGCTGTGATGTTGTCTATGATAATGTAGTAGGGGAAGAAAAGTTTGTAAATTTGCCAGATAAGATCGTCCCGATTCTTGGCGCAAATAAAAGCAGGGATATGACAATATTCTTAGGGAGTAAAGTAGATCCAATTGCACAAAAAATAATTCCTGCAAAAACATTGATAGATAGCAGAGATATAATTCAACAATTGTCTTCAGTTGTTGCTTGTCAGAAAGATTTTAATCATTTTGTTGTTTCAGTTTTCAAAGAAGGAAGTGCTGTTTACATTGAATTAATTCCTGAGACAGGGGCCGCATAATGGAAATAATAAATCATGAAATTAAGAAATTTATTATTCCAAAAAAGCTGATCTTTAAAGGAGAAATTTATAAGATCACAAGGCTATCAGAAAAATTCGAAATAAGTGGTTATACAGTTAAGACAGTAAATGGAAAGATCGACATGGTTATGTTAAAATCTCCCCATCCAAATGCATTTCCGAGGACGGGCGAGTTTTGTATACCAAATAGTTTGAGACAACATGAATTGACAGACAATTCAAAACATATGATAACAAGCATGCTATCCTGCTTCAATCTAGATGATTGTTATTTTACACCTTGGGACGAAATTCACTACGAGAGACAAGAGGTGTTAGGAGCATGGAGAAAAAACGATTGAGTGATAAAGAAATGACCGACGAAATAAATTCAGTCATTGATAGTATAGTTGAATCAGCTAAGAAAGCTGCAAGACAAGTATTTAATCTAATGGTTGAAAGAACTGCACAAACGACAAGTGATACAGTTGATGAAAAAGTTGGTCGATTAAAAGAAAAGTTGAAAGAAAAGGAATCTCATGAAAAAGAAGATTCAGATAACTGAGCTGAGACCACAGCCACCATCATTATTGGAGCAAGAAATCGCTCGTATTGTAGACAAAGCCATCAGAAATTCTCAAATAGAGTTAGCTGCTGATGATGTCAAAGTTATAGTGAAAGAGATCATGCCTGATCTTGATAAAATGATCTCAGAAAAAATTCAGCAGCATTTTTATTCAATAGGAGTATATCTGATGGAAAGATTTAAACCAAGGAGATAATCTATGCCAAAGATATTAGATTATGAGAAATTTTGTGAAAATTTAGACGAAGTGACGTCTCTAAAAACATTCGGTAAAAAGAAGTTTCATCCACAAGGGTTATTCTCCGAGCAGATATTCGGACCTGTAAGAAATTACACATGCCAATGTGGTATATATCATGGTGTGTCAAAATCAGGTGGAAAGTGTTCCGAATGTGGAGTTGATATTATTAACAGTGATGCAAGAAGAAAAAGATTTGCAAAAATAACATTGCCAATTCCTGTTATCAACCCACTATTCTATGATCTTCTTGCAGACATTGGCGGTAAAATATTGAAGAAAGCAATTGACGATTTAATGCGAAACGATAAGAGTGTTTTATACGCAGATGATAATGGTTTCGCTGTTACTTTGAATGAGGATCAAATACCGTCAGATGCAGAAAAATGGGAACGAGCGGAAGCGATAAGAGTTCTCGTTGAAGGCTATGCTGATATGATGTTAGAGGAAGGTATTACAGAGTGGAGTCTGATCAAGAATAATATAAACAATTTATTGGTAGATCAGATTATTGTTCTTCCTCCTGATCTAAGACCAACCTCAAAGAGCTCTGGTGAAACAAAGCAATTGATGGATAAAATTAATCGTTATTATGTTCAGATATTAACGAAAAAAGAAATTATGAGAGATACAATTGTTGATATTCACCGAGATAAAGCATTGTATTATACATATTTCAAACAGTTGCAAAAAGATGTCAGTGAATTATATACACGAATCCTTGAAAAAATGGCCAAGAAAGAAGGATTGATTCGGGGGAATATTCTTGGTAAGAGAATTGATTTTTCAGGGAGAGCAGTAATTACTCCAGATCCAACATTGTCATTGGATGAATGTAAACTACCATATTTGATGATCTTAGAAATATTTAAGTTGCCAATTGCTAAAAGAATCATTCAACTTGGAAAGTTCAAATTGTTGAATAAAGCAATTGACTTTGTGGATCAATGCATAGATAATGACTCGCCTGTACTGCTGAAGGTATGTCAGGAGATAGTTGATGGAGAGTATTGTGTATTGAACAGACAACCATCTCTCCATAAACTCGGAATGCTTGGTTTCAGGATACTAATTACACTAGATAAAGTTATCAAGATTCATCCGTTGGTATGCCCTCCATTCAATGCAGATTTTGATGGAGATCAGATGGCAGTGTATATTCCGATAACAACTGAAGCAAAAGAAGAGATAATTAAGAAAATTTCAATTTCAAGAAATTTGAGCAGCCCAGCAAATGAAGACTTGACAACAACTCCAAGTCAGGATATAATCTTGGGGATTTATTACCTTACTTCAGAAAGATTCTCAAAAGAAAAAGTTGAATGTAAAGGAAAACAAATATTAGCAGGTCAAGCAGAATTCAACAAACAATTACCAGAAGATTATCCAGTTGTAGAAGGAATCTTGAGAAAGAAAGAGTTAATCCAAGTCCTCAATGATATTAAAAACAAATATCCATTTGATGTGACTGTTCAAGTTTTAGATAATATCAAAAGGGAAGGATTCAAATATGCAACTCTATTTGGTTGCACAATGTCATTACAAGACTTCCCAGTCGAAGGCGCAAGTGAAATCAAAGAGCATATATTTGCAAATGATGAAATACGAGACCAATTAGTTGCATTCTCAAATCCAACATTAATTCAAGAGTTAAGAGAAAAATTCAAATATTCATATATGATTGAATCAGGAGCAAGAGGTAGTTGGGATCAGGTCAAACAGCTAATCTTAGCTCGTGGTTTTATTTCAAATTTTGATGGTGAGATTTTGCCATTACCAATTAAGAACTCGCTGGTTGATGGATTAACCCAAGAGGAATTCTTTTATTCAACATATGGATGCCGTAAAGGTCTTCTTGATGTTGCATTGAATACAGGGACCTCAGGATATCTATCAAGAAAATTAATTTTCACATGTGCGAATTTACAAATTGATTTAGATCTAGAAGATTGTGGTACCACAGATACATTAGAAGTAGATGTTAATTCACTAAGAAAAGCTCGAATGTTAGTCAATCGTTGGTGTTTAACGGAAGACGAAAAAGGGTTTTTCAAAATTACACATGATAATTACAAAGATATTGTCAATAAAGTTGTTCAGATTAGAAGTCCTATTTTATGTAAATCTCCAAAGATATGCAAAAAATGCTATGGTGATTTATATAAAAGTCTGAATAGTCGTTTCATTGGTATTCTGGCAGCACAAACATTGGGTGAAAGAGGAACACAATTAGTCCTCCGAACATTTCACACATCTGGTTCAGCAGTCATCAAAGGAGAATCAGACGATACAGGATCTTCAATGAAACAAAAAGACATTATTGGCGATCTCGCATCAGTAGCACAGTTACTACATAAATTTAAAAATAAGACATATACGATGATAGTACATGAACTATTTGAGGTATATGATAAAGATATACATCATGTTCACTTTGAATGCGTAGTTGCGCAGTTAATGTGGAAAAATTATCAAAAATGGAGATTGTTGGATGATCGTGATAAAGTTGAACCCGATTATTACAGTATTCAATCAGTGCCAAATCAAGAAAGTTGGATTCTTGCAATGGCATTCTCCAATCCAAAACGATCAATCTTACAAGGAATCTTATACGAAGGACGTTATTCAGGAGTCATGGATAAGATTCTAAAGGGCGAAAGAATTACATGAGAGAACCAGAACGAATTGAAAGAATCATTGGGTTAGTCAAGAAGGTCTGGTATGCGTATCCAGACCTTCGACTAACACAACTATTAATGAATGTAATTGAATTCAATGGCGATCCTTATTATGTCGAAGATTCAAATCTAGAGGAAGCATTGAAAAAGTTCTGTAAAGATAGGGGGATTTAAACTTGAAAATAATTAATCCACTTGCAGCAATAAATGACGATGAAAGAAATATTTTCACACTTCGTCAGCTTGATTATGACCAGATTTTACCTTTAGTAGAAGAAATAGTTAAACCCGTTGAAGAAATTGGTTTTCAAATCAATGAGATTAATTTAAAAGATTCACGCTTTTCATCGGGAGAGTTAGCAAAAACTCTAAAACAAACATTGGCAATTAAATTACAAAAAGGATCCTCTGAAATTGATCTGAGCATATTCATACCAAAATTGATTGATGGGAATTATGTTTATATCAATGGAAGAAGAAAAATTCCTTTATTTCAGCTTTTCGACATTCCAGTTGTAACAAGGGGTGAAACTATAAAGCTGAGAACAAATGTGGCAACCTTAATGATATTCAAAGACAAGGAAGCTCCATTTATCAGAGTGAGTTTTCTTGGAAAGAAAATTCCTTTTGGTCTTCTGCTTCTTGCATATTATGGAATCGAAGAAGTAAAAGAAAAATACGATTTAGAAGAAGAAATCGATCCCGAAAGTGATAATCTATATGAAATATTAAGGCACGACTTAAAAGTTTATTGTGATGAATCGATTGGTTACACAACTGACGATTTTATTCTTGAACTTGGAAGAAAATATTCGAAATACAATGCAAAATCAAAAGGCGAAGACATAATTTACGCAATTGATCTGATTCCGAAAGTTGATTTATTGTCCAGACAATTCATGGAAAAAGAATCAATTCTTGAAGAGTTATCAGAAATACTTAAAACAGGATCAATTGATGATACCCTTTTCACAAATAAAAGAGTTCGTTGTTTTGAATATGTTGTAATTGCAAAAATTTCAAAGATCATTTTTGATTTATGCTTTTCCAATAGAACTTCAAGACAACCAAAATTCAATATCAATTCAACGCAGATACTTTCGGAGTGCAATGTATCAGATATTGTTCAGTTTGATTTTTCAATCAATCCAATTGAAGAATTAACGAAACTATCAAGAATCAGTCTTCTTGGTCCTGGCGGTTTCAAGAGAGAAAATATTCCGAAGCATTTGAGAGATATTTGTCCAACAATGTATGGTCGTTTGTGTCCGGTCGATACTCCTGACCGAGATAACTGTGGAGTATTACAGAATTTAGTAGCCAACGTTAATTTAGATGAGAAGCTAAAATTCTCCAGAGATACACAAGATAAACACCCAATTTCAATACCAGTTTCAATGACTCCATTCTTAAAACATGACGACCAAACAAGATTACAAATGGCATCATCTCAGATGCGACAAGCAATCATGTTAAGAGAGTTCGATACTCCATTGATCAGTTCAGGGTCAGAAGGATTATATACTCCATATACGCAATTCGTAAAGGTTGCAAAGAAAGATGGTGAAGTTGTTCATATCGATAAAAACTTCATTATTGTTATGTATGAAGATGGGGAAGCTGATCTTTTTGATATTCGTTACAGAAAAATTTACGTTGAACACATGGATTTTCTTAATATCTATGTTAGTCCCGGAGACAAATTCAAAGCTGGCGATATCTTAGCAGAAAGCAATTTCTGTACAAACGGTTGTATAAACATTGGTCGAAATTTACTTACAGGTGTGATGGTCTACTATGGAAACAATTATGAGGATGGAATTGTCATATCCGAAAGATTAGTAAAAGAAGATATTTTGACATCTGTTCACTATAAGGATTTATCATTTACAATTACACCTGATAAAGTATTGTTATCATTAGAAGATGATAAATACAAACCACTACCTGATGAACTTGAAACAATTAATGCAGGCGACCCATATGCAATCTTAAAGAAATTGAATTCAGATGAGCATTACTCTGTGTTTTCAGAACCAGTCCAATTGGAAGCAAAAAAGAATTTCATCATTTCAGAAGTCAATTTGTTTGGAAACTATTGGAATGAGGAAGTTCCAGAATTTAAAGAATGGGTCGAAGAAAGACTTGCAAATCAAAGGGACCGAGAAAAAGATATTCAGAAGGTCCTAAAATCAGTTATGCCAAAAGACCAGGCAATGAAAACAATAAGAGAACAAGGTCTTGATAAGTTCTCGTTTGTTGGAAAATATAAACAAAAGAGAGAAAAGATTAATGGCATTCAAGTTGAAATGTATGGTGTCCACTTTCGTCGTGTGAAGGTTGGCGATAAAATGGCAAATCGACATGGAAACAAGGGAGTGATTTCAAGAATTGTTCCTCATGATAAAATGCCACAATTACCAGATGGAAGGCATTTGGATATTTGTATCAATCCTCTGGGTATAATCTCTCGTATGAATATCGGTCAGCTGTATGAGTTACATTTAGCAATGGCAGTGGAAACATTAAAAACAAATATTCTGCAAATGATTGATGATAAAGCTCCACAAAAAGAAATTAAAAAATATCTTTTAGGATTCATTAATATAATTGATCAAACCGAAGGGAATTGGTATTCCGAACAGTTTGTTACACAAATGCCAAAAAAGATAACAAAAGAATTTATTGAAAATTTTACGATCATCCAAGCTCCATTTCAATCATGTAAATTACAACATGTTGAAGCAGCAATGGAATACACAGGAGCTGAATTCAAATACAAAATACAAGATCCTGTTTCTAAAGTTGAATTGATCAATCGAATTGCGGTTGGTTACATTTACTTCTTCCGTATGGTTCATATTGCAGAAGAGAAATTAGCTGCAAGAGGGATTGGCGCATATGCCAGAAGAACATTACAACCATTAGGAGGAAGAAAGAATAAGGGAGGTCAGAGATGTGGTGAAATGGAAACCGCATGTTTGATCGGGCATGATGCTCCTTGTAATCTACATGAATTCTTAACAACCAAATCAGATTGTATCGATTTGAAAAACTCTTACATTCGCAACGTTATTGAATCACAAATGACAGATGATTCGAAAGAATTGGATATGGTTCCAGAATCAGTTAAATTGATGAATTCCTATTTGACAGTCATAGGAGTTGAACACAAATGAGCACAAGAGATAAATATTTCTATGGAACTGGAGACAATGATAGAGATTTTGTGAGTAAATATCTTGACACACCAATAAAAGCAAATAATGTATTCGACCAATATTTAATGCAAAAACCATTTGGTGATGCATCGTCAACAGTTCCTGAAGGATTCGATACATGCATTGGTATAGAAAGAGAAATTCCCGAACCACAGATTGAAATGAAATATGATATGATAACAAAATATAAAATACCACTCAGAGTAAAAGAAGAGTTGCAAGCTGAGATGGATAAAATAAATCTCGATATTGAGGCACTAAAAGCTGAAATGAGAATGGCTGAAGAGCAGAAAGCTAAAAAGATACAAGAAGCAGAAAAAGAAGAGCAGCCATTTCATTTCAATCCTGAGGATTTAGATGTATGAGAAAAATGTATTGTCCTCAATGTGGAGGCGAAATTTTATTCGTTCGTGAAAGAAACGATGAAGTTTATTCAATCGATGAAGATTATAATCTAACAAGAGTTGATAATTTAATGCGAGATGATGCTATTTATTTCGCATGTGAAAATGATAGAGAACACAATCTAGATGTTATGCCTGATTCACAAATATCAGCTCAAGATTTTGAAGCATGGAAAGATAAAGTGACGGATGTGTATTTTACTATGTAAGGGGGATCATAATATATGACAACAAGTGAGTGTTTACCTGATGTACAATGTACAGAACCTAATGTAAAACTCCCTATCATGCAAGTAGGAGTTGAAAATGTTCAAGTGCCATTTAAGCTGGAATCAAAATATGGAGGGTTCCATCAGATGACAGCTAATGTTGCATTAAGGACAAGTCTTGATGCAGACATAAAAGGCATTTCAATGTCGAGACTCCTACTTACATTGAAACCGTACCTTGATTTGCCACTGAAAAGTTTACTGATAAAACAGATACTTGAAGAACTGATTAAAAATGTCGGAGAAAGCAGTGAACCAGGCAAATCAGCAGCATATATGACATTCGATTTTAAATTACCAATCAAAAGAAAGTCATTAATCTCTGATAATGAATTTCCAATTTATTACAATTGCAGATTTGAAGGTCAGCTTTATGATGTTGAAATGACAGACCTTGATAAAGTTACGAAAATCAGAAAGTGGTATTATCGTTTCTTTCAAGGAGTAAAAATTCAATACGCATCATACTGTCCTTGTTCTGCTGAGTTATGCAATGCTTTGGATGGAAAAGGTTATCCTCACAATCAAAGATCATTTGCTGATATTATCGTTGAGGTCGATACAAATGGTAGTAATTACATTTGGCTTGAAGATATTATTGAACAAGTAGAAAGCGTTTTACCAACCCTGCCATACCCAATCATAAAGAGGGTTGACGAACAAGAAATTGGAAGAATTGCAGCAGAGAACCCAATGTTTGTCGAAGATGCAATCAGATCAATTTCCAAATCAATTGATAATATAGATGGGGTTATCGATTGGATTGTAAAATGCAGTCATGAGGAATCAATACATACATCTGAAGCAATTGCCATAAATTGGAAAGGGATTCATGGGGGATTTGACGGAAGGCGTTATCTATGATAAGAGTTGCAATCTCATATGGATTCGGTGAAGATAATAGATACAAATTAGAAGAAGTTCCCGACTCTATTCAATTAGCAGCATACAAATACGATAGATTTAAAGAGCAAGAAGAATACATCTTAACAATTTTAAATAAAATTGGCACACAAGTTCCTGTTTTTCATCTTCCTTTAGATACAACAAAAAGAGAGCCAACTGAAATTTTGTCATTGATGGCATTATGGAATCATACTTATGGAACAACTGATTTTATTATACATCCGAATAAAAATATTAAACGTTTCTTGATGTTTTATTTAGAGAATAAATTGCATCCAGGAACAGTTCCATATAGATTAGCAATTGAAACCTTTCAATGGAAGAAGAAAAAAGAACTAAAAAGTCCATTAGAAATAATTGATAAATGCATTCGATATTATCCTCACGTTAGTATGTGTATCGATACAAGTCACATTGAAGACATTTGGTTTGATTATAAAATTATGGGGTTCCTTTTGGATCACACAACTGTAATTCATCTATCAAATAGATCAAGAAAATACGGACAACATCTACCTTTCAATTCAGAAAAAGGCGATTTAAATTTGGTTGGATTCGTAAAAGACTTAAAAAATCGATACAAATGGAACGGCACATTAGTTCTTGAATACATGCCAGATTATCATGACAAGCTAAGAAAAAACGCAGAATATGTAAGTCGATTATTATCTTGAAGGAGATTTCATGTCACCTGAAAATGAACTCAACATGATGCGCCTTTACATGAAAGAGCGCGAGTATGAAAGAAGTGTCTTTGGGGAATATCAAGACGATCCATCTCTTAGTCTTCCAAGCTTCTTGGTATTCCTAAAACATTATGTAAACAAAGCTATTGCAGCATATTCAGGGGTGTGGGAAAGGGATTTACCACCCTGGTTATTAACCTGTAAAGAATTTGAAAATAATGGAGTAGCACCAGTAAAGGCATATGAAGAAGTTATCAAAATTATGGCTCTAGCAGGGGCTTCTATAGAATCATTTGCTAAAATCGATGCCAATCAATGGAGAGTGAATCCAGAAGAGGATTCAAAGAAGTGGAAAGATATCTGTGTAAAGGAGACAAAAACGAATGAACACGAGTGAAAATTTATCCCGCATGGTAAAAGATGCACCAACGGAAGATCAGGTAATGTTCTCGGAAAATGAACTTGACATTCCCGAAGATGAAGTAACCACACAAGAAGCAGAAGAACCTCAAACACAAACTATTGGTATTACACAATTGACTCCGTGGTTCGAGCAAAATTGCGACAGATTTGATAACATCAATCAAGTCAAAGTTGCAATTCGTGGAGTTGATCCAACAAAAACATTGATCATGGCTGTGAAAGATCAATCGAATGAAGAAGGTTCGGAAGAACCAGATTCAAGAAGACTTCGTGTATTTGAAAATGCAGATGTTCATCCGGTCTTAAATCTTCCTGGTCTATCGATGGATGTTTACAACAATGGCTTCTGTATCGTCAATGCATACGAGAACGATATCTATATCAAAAGTTATGGAGTTCGAACAGGATTGATCTGTGTATTCTGTAACAACATTGATGGAAAATTGATCCCGTATGCAACAACCCGCGTCAAAAAGAAAGATACGGAAGTCGAAGTATTGACACACAATTCAGCGGATGCATCAGCCAAGCTACTTCTGAATGCTGATCTCGAAGCACTTCAATTGCTTTACAAACAGAGCGCAAAAGCAATTGATGAACTCACTACAAATAATGACGTTGTTGAATGGCTTCTTGCACGCCAAGCAGAAGTTACAGACATCAATCACCATCTGCAAATCGATGGAGTCATTATTAATATCTTAGCGTAAAGGATTTGGTAAGGCAGACGTAAAAGGATCGTTCTTCATCTCCACCGGCGAATACGTTCCGCCGGATCCATAGTCTGCCTTACCATCTTCACTATGAATATAAACCCAAACACAAAATTGATTCAAAGAGATGTATTTCTATATGACATTGAAGCCTGTCATTATACAATAATGAAAAAATTGGATCTTGATTTATCAGGAATCGATTTAGATAATAAACTTGAAAGAAATATTCAAATCGGTAAAATGATGAGAAAGAATCCAAAATTAACATCTCTATTAAGAAACACAACGAGATCAATCATTAACGAATACATTTCAAGGAATAATATCCAGGAAGACAATATTATTCTAAGACAGTACGATGGTATAATAATCACAAAAAGATTGACAGAAACAAACATCCATCATGTTCCATTGAACATCAGACAACATTTTTTGATATTCATTTCATCAATAGATAGACGAACATATATTGCTTTAGATGATAGCAATCAAATAACAGTTAAAGGTGTTTCGTTTCGTTATGATGAAATGGATAATGTTTACAAACAAATTTGTAAAATCAATTACGCAAATAAGGATTCTATTTTCAGGAATCTTCAAAAAATAAAAGATAACTTTATGAGTTCGACCAATGAAAAATTATTCGGTATTCCATTGAGCAATGGAAAAATCAATATCTTTCTAAAAGGTTATGGGGAAATGGAAATATCAGAAAGAACTCTAAGAGTCATTGATACAGATGATATTGACAAAGAAAGATATTTTCAGTTGTATATAGCTCCATTTACTAAAAGTATAATAACAGAATTCGTGAGGTAATATATGAAAATTCTCAATGTAGCAGCAGGAAAACAAAAACCATTATCGGTATTGAATAAACTGGTTGAATCATACTTCCTTGTAAACTTGGATACATCTTATTACTCAGCATATTCACCAAAAACAATTGAACAAGATGCTTTAGTTTGGAATTCAAACCGAACAAAGAGAGATACATATGAGTGTTTTTGCAATGAAGATGCATATGAATTTATGGAACGAACAAGATTGATATTTGATATTGTGTGTATCTATCGTTTTCTTGAGCATGTTCCTTTCGATAGATTATTGTATTTCATCTATCTTCTATCAACAATCACAAGAAAAGGAAGCGTCGTTGATATTATCGTTCCAAATTATGAAATCCTTGCAAGGATGCTGTTAGAAGAAGATGTTTATAGTCCAAATTTTGAATCTAACAATATTCTTCTCACTACTGAAATTGTAAATGAACCAGGTTGCCCTCATGCATCTCTTTGGACTCCATCAAGAGCAGTTAAATTCTTTGAACTTGAAAACAGATTTCAAGTTCACAAGATGGCTTCCCCATATGAATTTGATGGTCGAGATATCTATATGCGATTTCAAGCGAAGAGGGTATAATGGCACCAACAATAGTTCCTCCGTGGATAGAGGATGATGATTGTAATTGGGGAGTACCAACACAAAAAGCAGTAAAGAGATATGTGGGTTCACAATATATCAGCAGAAAAGCTGTAGAAAAATCTACAATCATCCTACTTCAAGATATTGATGGTCAAATAACCTTAGAGAAAAATAGATACGGTCCAAGAGGCCAAGTCAATGATACATCCGAGGTTCTTAATATAGCATGTGAAATAATAGTTCATCATATATTCAAAGGACGTATGAAACTATTTCGTGAAACAATGAGAAAAAGACTCGTGAAATCTCTATCACAGAGATTGAGAAGGGAGATCAAAAAGTGACACCTTTTGCAGAAAGAGCCAGAGATATGGGCCTGAATACAGAGTTAGATTACAAAGGCCAATACTCTTACGTCGATAGATATTCAGAGGTCGTCTATCGTCAATTAGCAACTATGAAACCTCATGAAGACAATCATCCTCATCCTACGGATGGTTTAGAATTACCAAGACTAGCAATCTATACAAGACCCGTTGATATTACTGAAGGGCAAGAAACACCTGAGTATGAATATTGTGGTACCGTATCGAATCTTTATAAATTCATCGGAAACGACGTATTGAATGACAGAATCCGAAATGCCATTGCTTCAGTTGGTATGCCGATTATGACCGAGAATCACATTCTTCATCCGCAGTTGACGTCTTTACGAAATGAGATTGTCATTCAAAGTTCACAGAATGCTCCGAACGTTGGAGATATACTTCCAGTTATGATCGTGAACAATAGCTACAACGGTACAAGAGCCGCATCGGTTGCATTCGGTATCACAACAGAATATGATAGACGGAGAGTGACATTTGGCTTCTCTCTTGGTGAGATGCGCCAGGTTCACATCGAAAGTTCTGATACGAGCGTTTCATCTGCAATTGCTTCATACATGACAATCTTTTCAGATAGCATTGTGGATATGATTGATCAGAGCTTCTCAAGTAGATTGACAGAAGATGAAATGCTTGGGGTATTGGATGTCATTGAAGGTTTAGGCAAAAAGAGAAGAGAAGAAGTTTCGAATCTTCTCCAAGAAATGCTTCCGGATGTTGTAGAAGGACAACCGGTTCCATTACCTTCAGCATGGCAAGTGTTCTTAGCGATCGTTCGATATAGTAGCTTTGAACCGAATCTTAATATCAAGCGCCTTATGGAGAATGCAGCAGAAAGCGTTCTCGTTATTCCAGCACGGATGTATGAAGTCTTAGAAAGGCTTCCGGCATCATAGTTCTAAATCTCTGAAATTGGGGGTGGGAAACCATCCCCAAACCTATTCCCGTATTTTTTTTGGAACAAAAAAATAAAAAAAGGAGATAGAATGCCAGAGGAAAGAAGAGTTTTCACTCCAAATAGAACTTACGATATTCAAGTCAAGATCAAAGACTTGGATTATACGAATGATATGATTAGTGTAAATTTAACATCTTCACTATCTACAGCATATCAGGTAGTCACACTCGTTATGAGCATCGATCCGAATGATGTAATCATAGAAGATCTATTCGGTGGAGCTCCAATTAAATTGGGAATAACTCTTCATAGAGAACAAATTTATCCTGGCCCAAGAATTGATATTGATCTAATGTATGTTTCGTCTGATTTTCAACTTACAGAAAAAGATGAAATGTCTACACAAACTCAAAAAGACAGAACTATATTAACTGTCGTGACTGTTGCTAGAGATGCATATGTAATAATGAACACTCTTGTTAATAGAGTATTCATAGGAACCAATCTTTCAAGTATCATATCAAGATTAGCATCTGATGTTGGAGCATCAGTAAACTATGATACAGACGGTCGAAACACATCCAGCATTGATCAAGTATGTATTCCTCCAACAACCTTTTATAAAATTATAAAAGAGTACAATAGAGGCGATATGGATATGTTTGATGGATATCTTGATCAAAGATTTGGTTTGTTCAATGGAACGCCTGGAGTTTTTTGTCAATATGATAAAACTGTGAATATAATGAATTTAACAAGAAGGCTAAAAAAAGCTCAGACTTTTACTGTGTATGAATTAGCTGCTATGAAAGACGAAAGAGAAACAAAAAGAATTTTAGAAGAATGTGTTGATGGAAAAACCTTTTATACATATGATACAATTCAAACTGATTATTCTGGTAATGCAAAGTTTGCATCATTGGCAACAGATATTCGTCATTTAGTTAGACCAAATAATACATTAACGGCTACAGTTCAACAATCATTAGATCAAGTTGCTTCAGCATATTCTATTATGTATCAATCTAAATCTTCAGCTTCTCAATTGTTCATCGATACTGCTGTAAATAGAACCAAATATTATAATGAAGATACTGGAGATAATACAAACGAAGCAATATTCAATTCTAGAATGGGAAGAACAATTGCTGACATGTCAACGGTTTCAATAAACATTGAAAGAAACCTTCCAGTTTTACATCTGACAAAAGTAGGCGAGTGTGTAAAATTCAAACCAAAAACTGTAGAGTATGCAGATTTTGAAGGAAAATATATTCTTTGGAGTTCAGAGGTTATGTTTAGAAGACCTTCAGATTGGGAAACAACTGCTACAGTAAATTTAGTTAGAACAAATAAAAAGAATTAGGGGGTCACCCCCCCTAACTCGAGTTTTAATTTAATTACCTTTATCGCCACGTCAGCAAAAGAATAAAAAATAGAAACCACTACTCCAAAACCTCTCTCCTTCATTCTTATCCTCCTTTTAAAAAAATTCACTCATTTCATTTCATTAATTAATATATATAGTTCTAGATATATATCTTATTTTAGAACAAAAATAAAAGGAGAGTAGGATGCCAAAACTTCAAGTTTCTGAACTAAAAAATATGGCAGATGAGTATATTACGGAATACCTCAGATGCAAAAACAATTTCGAATACTTCTGCCGTAATTATATAATGATTGAACTTCCTGGTAAAGACGCGCATCTTATTCCATACAAAAAACAGGTCGAGTTAGTAAATCTGGTCGAAGCAAAACGATATGTTCTTGTACTAAAGAGCCGTCAGATTGGAATCTCAACAATCATTCAAGCATATGCTGCCTGGTTATCGATCTTTTTCGATAACGCCGTCATTGGTATTATTTCAAAGGATGGAAAAGAAGCTACAGACTTTGCGAGAGCAATCCGTGGAATGGTTGAAAAAGTTCCTGAATGGATGAAACCTCCAAAGGGTCCTTTGGGAAGAGGATTTGCAAAAAGAACAGAGCAATCTTTCATTCTTACAAATGGGAGCAAAGTATATGCTTCACCAGTAAATCCAAATGCTCCTGATAAAACTCTTCGTGGTAAAGCTATCACATTCTTGGTAATCGATGAGGCAGCATTCGTTCATCATATTGATACTGCTTGGACTTCAATGGTTCCTGCTCTTTCAACAAACCAGATGCAAGCAAAGAAAGCAAATGTTCCTTATGGAACGGTTGTTCTCTCTACACCAAATAAAACAATGGGCGTTGGAGAGTGGTATTTTCAGCGTTACCAAAAATCTATTTCAAGAGATGATATTTTCGAACCATTTGTTATTCATTGGAAAATGATTCCTGAATTAGCAAATGATCCTGATTGGTATAAAACACAATGTAGATTGTTTGATAATGATCCAAGAAAAATTGCACAGGAATTGGAACTAAAATTCTTGCCAGCTGAGGGATCGTTCTTTGAACCTGAAACAGTTGAAAAAGTTCAGGATGCTGTTGCAGAACCAATTGAAAGACTGAAACTTTTCAATGGAGAATTGTGGAGATTTAAAAATCCAATACCTGGTAAATACTATATAATGGGTGTTGATACCGCACCAGAACATGGAGAAGATAAATCTGCTGTTACTGTTTGGGATTATGAAACCCTTGAACAAGTTGCAGAGTATCAAGGTAAAAGTAAAGTCCTTGATTATGTAAAAGTTGTGAAAGTTTTAGCTGCACAATATCCTGGTTTGATTGTTGTAGAATCCAACTCATATGGGAACCAAGTTGTTGAACAATTGAATAATAGTGAAGTAGGTCATATGATTTACAAAGAAAGACGCGGTAAACAAACAATATTACCTGGTCTTTCAACAAATAGTAAAACCAGACCATTGATGATCGATGCTCTATATTCATATGTAACACAATATCCAGAGTGTATAAAATCAGAAAGATTAGCTCTGGAATTAACAGGACTTGTAACAAAAACAAATGGTAGAGTTGAAGCAGACACAGGATGTCACGATGACTTAGCATTAGCAACTTCATGTGTATTCTACGTAAGAAAATATGACCCACCATTGATGATTGATAGCGAAACATACACAGAAATAAATCAAGAAATGGCTGATATTATTACTGGAAATACAAGACTCTCAAAAAACTTCACAAATGAATCTGTAATGGCAACTGTTAAAGAAAGAATTGATGAAATGGGAGGGTTTGTTGATATTTTAGGCATGTATGAAGGAAATCAATAAGGGAGATAACATGGAAGATCAAGTTAAACAAATAACAGAGATATTCGCTGCCCCAAGAGGTGAGTTACAAGTAGTTACAACTATTGGTGGTATAAAGATATATACGTCCACAAAACTTAAACAATCATACTTAAAAGCTATGGCTAAAACTTCAATTACTCAACCAATCACAAAAGTTTTAGCAAAATTAATGATGCAAAATGAACTAGTTCCATGTTATTTGACTGACAAAATTTATAAATCAATTTTGAAAAAACAACCATCTTCTCTAAAATATAATCTTGGTTTAAGCATTGGAAAAATGGTATTTATTTTTGTAGAAAGCGGTGCTAATATATTTAGCTTCGCATCAAACAATATACTTGCTAGTGTTACAATTCATGAGTTAGTTCACAGATCAGCTTATGAATTTGGAAATAGTTTCTATCAAACATTTAAACAAGATTTTATAAACTTTTATACTTTTTATTGGAGCAGAATTTTTTCATTGAATATAAATACTATTAATAAAAAAGAAATAGAAGAGATCGTTTCCTTTCTATCATTGAAAATAAGAAAATTAAAAGACTTCAATAATAAGAATTTACAAAAATATCATGAGATGCTTATAACTGCATTTCAAAATAAAACAACCTTATCACAGAAACAATTTATAGAACTTGTTAATCAGTATATTGTAATGATAAAGATTTTTTGGAAAGCAGATCAAATGGGAGCTCCAGAGTTAATATCTAAGGCGGCTATGGTCAACAAACATTTGATCAATCCATTCTATACTGCATACGAAACTGTATTCAATGTAAATCCTCAAAAAATGGATATATTATGTTACCAAGAGACATATGCTCCTGAAGAAATAATTTCAGTAATTGTAACCCTCAAAAAACCAGACCCAAGAGTTTATAAATTGATAAACAAGCTGTAAGGAGATCTTTAAATGGCTGATAAAAAATTACCACCTGGAATGGATCCAGAAATTAGAAACGAAATAAAATCGAAAGATTTGTTACGAGAAACAACGACTAATATGGATAGTGCAAGAGCGAAAAGGATAAATAGCCTTCATAGAAGCGTTGAAGACATAACACAAGAGCAAAACAGAAAAAGACTACAAGTTTCAAATGAAGTCAGTGCGTTGACAAAACAACAGCAAAAAATGATGGCTCAACTCGAATTGGAAAGAGGTGAAATTACATCAGACGTTGCTCAAGGTTATAGTAATGTTTTAAAGGGTTTGGGAAGAACTATTGATTCTCTTGCAACTGGTGTGAGAAATATTACTGTTGACACAGGAAAGGCAACAACACAAGCTATAAACCAATACGGAAAAGCAATCAGCGAAGATATTAGTATAAATCGAACAAACACAGTAGCAATGGCATTATCAACAGCCACTCCTTTATTCGGTTATTTTGCAGGCAAATTTATGGAGACTGATGTCTTCAAGGATGCAGCACAAGGAATAAAAGATAAAGTAAAAAATGCAATGACTGAAGGAGTGTCAAAAGCGAAAGGAACCATATCAGGAATATTCAGTAAAGGAAAAGAAGCAGAAGAAGAAGCAATGCCACATCTTCAAGAAGGTGGTTTCATCAGAAAGGGTGGGATTGTTGAAGTCCATGCAGCTGAAGTTGTAACTCCAATTGATAAACTATTGGAGCAAATTGATGAGGCCAAATCTGCTGATATTGCATTAAAATTAAATAACACTCTCAATTTAATGTCTGAAAGATTATCAAGAGTTGAAACTATTGTTGTAGAGAGAGAACAAAAACAGCAAAAAGGATTAGTTCAAACATTCATTGAAGAATTTCAAAAAGCAAGAGATACAAAAGAAGCCTCATGGCAAAACAGACTATTAAAAGCTGTTCTTGAATTGAAAGTTGCTATGGTTGGTATGACATCTCGTTTAAGAATTGCATGGCAACGAACTTTGTTACAACATCCAGCTTTTAGAAACATGTTAATGTTTTCTGATCTTTTACAAAGTGCAATCATAAGCCCTGTTAAGTTTCTATTTGGAGCAAGAGGTGGATACGCTGGTGATGTTAGAAGAGCAATGTCCACTGATAATGTATTTTTGAAATCAGCAAATATTTTATCTTTAATATACACACGCTTAATGCCGCAGATAGATAAAATTACAGTCTATACTAGAGCAATGGCAGAACAAGCAACTGGCAGTACAATAAATGTTCCTGAAAGAAAGACAACTACGATGTTCGGTCAAATTCGAGAAATGATGACCTCTAGATCTATTCAGTCGATGGGTGAATCTATCTTTGATTCAATGATAGAAAAACTTGGTCTTGATAGATCAGCAATGAAAGAGGCTGGAATATCAAGTCTTTCAGATTTCTTAAAACCAGGCAAAGTATTTAGAAATATGGGAGTAACAAAAGAAAATCTAAGAGATAAATTCTTGGGTGGAAAATCAGTTAAAGAAAATTTCTCTGATATTAGAGATTATGTTTTTAACTTAATGAAGATGAAAAAAGCTCAAGAGAAAAGAGAAGGACCACATTCTCCAAGTATGGCACAAAATATTGCATCTACAGCAAAAGCATCAGAACAATCATCAGAGAATTCAGAAAAACAGCTTGGATTAATGGATAGAATGAGAAAGAATTTGAAAAAATGGGGAAGTAAAATTTGGGAGTTTGCTATCTTTGGATTAACTTTTTTGAAAGATATGTTATTTAAAGGTATTGGTCAGTTGACTAAACTTTTAGGTCCAGCTCTTTCTCTGATTGGTGGAGCTGTTGGCGGCGCTGCAACTAAACTTGGTCTCGGTGGTATTGGTGGTGCCATTGGTGGTGCAGCCACTAAAGCAGGTGGTGCATTAGGAACAGCAGGAAAATTTGGTTTGGGACTTGCTGGAAGAATGGTTGGTGTAACTGCTGGCGCTCTTGTCGGTGGTGGCATGGGTCTTTGGGATATGTTCAACGCTATCCGTGAAGGAAATGCAACAGGGTTTGTTGGCAACTGGATTATAAGAGGTATTGCAGGTTTTATGGGGGGCCGAGAAACTGGTTGGGCAGGAGCAAAACACGGAGCATTAAAAGGCGGTGCATTAGGAGCTGCAGCAGGTTCGGTTATACCTGGTCTTGGGACAATGTTGGGTGGCGCAATTGGAGCTGCGGCCGGAGGCATTCTTGGTTTTGTTGGAGGAAAGAAAATTTCTGAAGGAATTTCAAAGTCATTAGCAACAATTGGAGATTTAGCAAAAGGTCTTTGGAATATTGTTACATTCCCAATGAAAGCTTTTAGAGAAGCAGCAAAATCAGTCTTAGTTGTTGCAAAATGGGGATTCAATAAAATATTCGGTGGTGCAATTAAAGAATTTAGAGACTGGTGGGAAAAACCAAGTTTTCTATCAGGTATAATTGATTGGATTAAAATGTGGGTTGGAAAAATAATAGGCGCTGTAAAAGGTGCATTCTCTTGGTTGTGGAAAAAATTAGATCTTAAAGAAAAACTGTACACTCTCATGTTCCCTATTGTTGCCATATCTAAAGTATTTACTAAAGTAAGAGATATGTTAGATGAAAACATTGAAAAAATTCCAGTAATTGGTGCTATATATAAAAGAGTAAAAGCCACAGTTAAATCAATACACAACAGAACATTTTCATCAGACTTAGAAAAATGGTTAAATGATGAAGGAGCTGCACCTTGGGAACCAGACCAAAAATCAGCAGCATCAAATGTAAGCTCTCTTACTCCAAATCAAAGATTTCGTCGTGAGCAAAGAATGCATGCTGAACAATTAAGACGAAATGCAATCAGAGAAGCCAAAGGTGGTAGTCTTGGCCTTGATCGATTAAGAGAAGCAAATACTGATGTTTATATGTCACAAAAAGAAGTCCTGGAACATAGAAGAAGTATGAACAAATTGGAAAATAGACTTGATGAAAGCATCAGATATAGTGGGCAAAAGACAACAGCAGCAGTAATTCAAAATACAAATATTGTTGCTCAGACAAATAGTACTCTCTCTAATATGAATGGAGGGGGAGGTGGATCAGCAGGCGGTGGATTCTCATCAGGTAATAAATTTGCAAGTGATGTTACAAGATGTAACATCAACTAAGGAGATAGATAATGGCTAGAAACTTGGATCCATTTTTAGGGATATATGGTCTACCACCATCAACGTGGTTAAGCGATGAAATGATCGTGAATAGTATGCCCGTCATGGAAATCATCCCTTGTAAACCTTCATTCGAAAGTGGATTAAATCTATTTAGAGTTCAAGATGATTCTGCTAAATATTTGCAGATTTTAAATAAACATGGCTTTGATACGCCAATACCAATTAGAGCAGCATTCTTAGCTGACAACTTTCCAACAGATTCATTTACAAATGATTATGGCGAAACATTTTTACAGAAGTTTACAGATGTTGCGTCAATGGGAATGTCACAGTTAGCTCAAATGACAGGTTCACAAACAGGGACACAGGCCGTAAAAGCATTAGGGAACGTGTCTAAAGAACTGGGTGAAGGAATTGGCGGTGCAGCAGGAAGTGTATTAACAGGAGCATCTGGAGCAGCCCAAGATATAGCAGGCGGCATAGAATCAATGATTGGTAAGATGCAAGCTGGCCAAGCTCAAAATTTGAGCGGAATGTTAGGAGGCGGTGCACAATTAGTAAATAAAATGCTTGCAGGACATAGAGTTGACTTCCCTCAAGTCTGGAGAAATAGCGGTTACACTCCATCATACACAGCGACAATTAGATTATACAATCCACATCCAGGTAATTACGAATCAACATTAAAATATATAACGGGTCCATTGGCAGTGTTTTTATTGCTTGCACTTCCGCGTTCAGATGATGGTAAAACATACAACTGGCCATTCTTTCATAAAATTAAAGCCACTGGCATTTATAATCTTGATCCATGTGTCATTACAAACATGACTGTAGTAAAAGGTGGAGATCAACAACAAATTGCTTACAATCAAAAACTAGCCATTGTTGATTTAAGAATAGATTTTACAAGTTTATATAACAGTATATTAATTGAGGAAGGAAATAATACATTCTCAAATAGACCAACTCTTAGAAGTTATTTGGATGCATTAAATAAAACTGACGGAACATTACATACAAAAAGATCAAATCTAAGAAGACTAGTAGGAACTCAAGCTGGAGCTCTAACTAGTGTAAACCAACCAGGAAATGTATTAACTCCAGCCGAAGAAAATTTACTTGCTAAAAATGAAGCGGCGAGAAGAAGACAAACTCCAACAGTAGAGATTGTGATTGCAAATGGTAGGGCTCCGGCTGACGCTGTATCCAGACAAGCATTACTTGCAAGTCTTAATCCAGGAGGGTTATAATTTAACAAACGGAATTTTTTAGTACCATTGTTAAATAGTAGGCGAGAAATAAATTGATTTGGAATTGAGTTTGTGACGTAAGCTTCCCATATGCTTCTTTGTAGTCAATATCCTCTAAAAGGTTAAGAAGTAAAACATTAATTTGTTGTTTGAAATAAATTTTTAATCTTGTCCGTTTTATTGACATTAATTGTCTTACATACTTTTCGTAATTAGCTCCACATAGAGATTTAGCGTCTGGGATGTCTTTTAGAAACAATCTAAAAATAACTCTAAGATTATCAGAGTATTTAGTATTGTTCAATTTAGAAACAACCTGTGTTGCAAGAGATGAATTGATTTTTGCTAATTTTCTTGATTCTTCCTGTGCCCTTCGATCAACAAATCTATAGACTGTAATTTTTTTAGTTATCTCATCAGCTAATCTAACTCCCTTCTCAGCAACTTTTTCTTGGTATGAATTCTCATCATCATCAGAAGGTTCCTCAGCTGTTTTCAATGAAACGCCTTCGTC